GGGAGCAGGACTGTGATTTGGTGAAATATTACCGAAAGGCGGCACGAATTAAGCAAGATTTGCAAAATCAAGAGGCATGGCTTCAAGGTGCATATGTTTATGAGGCTCTTATTGATGCGTCTCCGGTTTTTCATTCTCTTGCGAAAAAAGGAACGAAACCCGTTCCATATCGTGATAGTCCGTATGAACTGTTCGGGCAGTCGAATACCAAGAAACGAAAAACTATCCAAGAGGAACATGACGAAAAGGCGAAAGCCTACATGGAAGCCTTTATGGTGTCGATCAATAAAAAGTTTCAAGCGAAAGGCGGTGACATGAATGGCTGACAATGTGGAGATTCAGGGGTTGGAGTTTCAGATCGTCAATGACAGTACGCAGGCGGTCGCAGGGCTTCAAAACCTGATTAACACGCTCAATCGTTTGAAAACCGCTACCAACGGCGGCGCAACGGGTCTGAGCAAGACCGCTCAGGGTATTCGGGAGCTTTCCAATTCTCTGAAAGGCTTGAACAGCGGTGACGCTTCGCAGAAGATCACCCGGCTTGCCAATGCGCTGACCGCTCTGAGCCGAGTTGGAAATGTGAAGATTTCTTCCTCCATCGCTAACCAGCTAACGGCAATCAACACTGCCATCGCTGGCCTGAAATGGACAGACGGGGACAAAGTGACAACCCTCGTTAATGGTTTGCTCCCCCTCTCCAATATGGGAAAGGCCAATCTAACCTCTTTCACGACTCAACTTTCGAAATTGCCGAAAGTGATTGAAGACTTGGAAGCGGCGGACATTGACAAGTTCACGCAGCAGATGACCGCTCTTGCCGCCGCCATGAAGCCTTTTGCCGATGAAATGCAGAAGGTGTCCAACGGCTTCTCGGCGTTCCCGTCCAAAATCCAAAAGCTGATTACCAGCACGGAGAAATACAACGCTTCGGTTAGTAAAGCGACCCCCACTACCGGGAAGTTCACGAACGGATTGCAAGCGTTGAACGTTGCTGCTGTCGCAGTCGCTTTCCGTAAAATCGGTCATTTCATTGCACAGGCGGTCACGGAGTCCAACAAGTATCAAGAAGATTTGAACCTGTTCACGGTCGCCTTGGGGCAGTATGCAGCCGAAGCTCAGAACTATGCTGAAAAGGTGTCCGAGGTTTTGGGTATTGACCCAGCGCAGTGGCTTCGCAATCAGGGCGTTTTCAACACACTGCTGACCGGCTTCGGTGACACAGCAGAACGAGCGCAGCTCATGAGCCGAAACCTGACGCAGTTGGGTTATGACCTTTCTTCTTTCTTCAACATTCCCATTGAAGACGCTATGCAGAAGTTACAGTCTGGTATTTCCGGTGAGCTGGAACCTCTGCGGCGCTTGGGCTACGATTTGTCGCAGGCACGATTGGAACAGACCGCTTTGAACCTTGGCATCAAGGAAAGCGTTGCAAACATGACGCAGGCAGAAAAGGCCGAGCTGAGATACTACGCCGTCATGACTCAGGTGACGACCGCTCAAGGTGATATGGCGAGAACACTGCAAGCTCCCGCGAACCAGCTTCGTATCTTGCAGGCACAGCTTACACAGGCATCTCGGGCAATCGGCGATATCTTCATTCCGGCTCTAAACGCCATCCTTCCTTATGCGATTGCCGTAGTTAAAGCTATTCGAGAGATTGCAAACGCTATCGCAAATCTTCTCGGTTTTACTTTGACCGATGTTGACTATTCAAGCGTTGGGAAACTCGCATCCGGCACGGGAGCGGTGGCAGATAATCTCGGCAGCGCTGCCGGGTCGGCTAAAGAGCTGAAAAAATACATCGCCGGATTTGACGAGTTGAATGTACTTCCCTCGAACAGCAATGCCGGATCGGGCGGTGGTGCTGGCGGTGCTGGCGGGGGCGGATTTGACTTTGATCTACCCACTTATGATTTTCTCGGTGATGCGGTAGAAAACCGTGTTGATGAGATCAAAGATAAACTAAAACCACTTTTGGTGATCGCTCTGGCAATCGGGGCGGCATTCGCGGGTTGGAAAATCGGGAAAAGGGTTACTGCCGCAGTTGCTACGTTGCAAGCGGGGTTTGCCACGTTTGCTAGTTCGGGCGCAGGTCAAGCGATCCTTTCAAAACTCG